CTAGAATTTAAACCGGAATCCTGCATTAAACTGATATTTCGTTTTTACATCTGCTTTAAAGTTCCGCTCTGCGTCCAGATAGAATTGAGACATATCCGCCAACTGAATATTGGTTCCCAAGCCAACAACATACCAAGTATCGCCCAGGTCATCCCGATCGGTAAAGCGAACATCGTCCCGGATGCTGCTTTCCGTACGGCCTAAGAAATCATGGTTAATGGAAGCCTTCAGATACACACGGCCAGGATGCTTGGTCTGTTCCTGGAATTCATGGCTGATTACAAAGCCCAATCTACCAATCAGGCTATTTCCATTATCCTGATGGACTTTGGCACCATTACGAGTTGTGTATTCGTCTCCCCACAAGTAGCTATAGGTAAGCTGTGCCTGGGGTTCAATAGTCCAATGCTGCCCCAGTACTTTCTTCCGTCCATATTCGGCGCTGATGCTGCTGCCCCAGTTTTCAAACTTTCCATGGTCCCCATAGGCGGTATTGTAATCAGAATCAATACGCCCCACACGGGCAACCAGGTCCAGATAATGGCCATGAGGACGGATATTCGTTCCATACAGAGACAGAGCCGTGGATTTTTGTTCACCGTGCCCCTCTGTATAACCTGTATCCCCCCACATATGGGAAATGGCACCGCCATAGATCCAGCTTCCAGCCTGATCGGTCTCCACTTTCTTATCCAGACCAACCTGGACTGTCCGGTAGGTTCCCTTAAATCCATGTTGTCCGCTTCTTTCCATTCCTTTATGAATGAAACGGGCCCATACCCCTTCATCAGTCTGATTATACCGCAGTTCGCCCAAGCGTTTTACAAGGGTATCATCATCACGCCACAGGGCCAAAGCCGTATGATAGGCTGTTCCAGGAACTGTACCATTAGGGTTAATGGCATTGCCATTTTCTCCGCTGGAGGAATCCGGAGTCAAGAACCAACGATCGTATCCGTCATAAGCAGGATTCCCCGTATCTGATTCTTTTTGAATCACAAGGTTTTTATTATAAATCAGCTCATAATTTTTCACCTGAACCTGTTCATTTTGGGTAAAAGAAGCGCTTTCGGGAGCAGTCGAAGCAAAATAGAGTTTGCTTTCATCCATCATTCCGTTCACACTGCTGCGATCAGACATTTCCAGGGTATAGCGGCTGCCGTCGCCGTCATGCGCCACCACAAAATCACTGCGATCCCCGCCGCGGTAAGTTTCCACATCATCACCCAGGTAACGAAGATCCATTTTCAACGTACCGCCGGAGCCGCCCAGCCATTCTGTCTCCAATTTTCCGGCCGCTCCTGCCAGCGAAACCGCACTCCCCTTATCCAAATAAACGGCGTGGGTCGTACTGTCACCGGTCAGCTGCCAAAGGGAATTTCCCGCCAGAGAAACAGCGCCGTTTCCAGAAGCTTTTCCTTTCCATAAGCTGCTGCCTTCCATATTGATATGGGCCGATCCATCAGCAGAACGATCATCCATATCTCCATTCCAGCGGCTGCCGTTATGCAAATTAATATCTACATTTCCTGTAGTAGTTTCAAGATTGCCATTCCAGACAGAACCCTTATCAAAAGTTGCCGCCAGGTTGCCTTTTACTGTTTTTATAGGCTGATGGTGTACATCCTCATAGGTTTTCTCTCCATTCTTCATATCTCCGGTCATAGTAGACTGGTTGGTAAAGGACAGATTCATGGTCCCGGCATTATCCACATTACCGGTAAGAGAAGACCCCTGGCCGGAATATACTGCGTTAAGGGTATTTTCGCCTGCAGCTTTCAAATTCCCCATTTGTTTTGTATGAGCTCCGGTCAAATTTAAATGAACAGTATTGCCTTCATAGATTTTTTCCACCCAGGTAGGATTGCTCGTACTGCTGGAAGAAATCATATGTCCCACAGATTCCGCGTTGCCTGTCAGACTCCCGTTGGTGCCGGAAAGATTGACCGTAATGGTACTTCCACTGGTATAAGCGTTAATATTCCCTGTCATGGAAGCATTGTCTCCGGAAAAGTTTGCCTGAATAGATGCATTGTCGGTTTCAGAAGCGTGGCTGGGATCATCCCAGGATGTTTTCAGATTCCCTTTGAAATTCATATTTTTCCCGGTCATATCCAGCTGAATATTTCCTTTGGTTTCTGCTTTTACCTGTCCTTCCACCTTGCTGTCATTTCCTGTAATGGAAATCTTAGCCAATCCTTCTGATTCTGCTTTGAGCAGATTGGAATCAGCACCTATACCATCTTCATAGGAACGTTTTAGAGCAAACCGCTCGCCTGTCGCATGAATCACAAGCGCTCCTTTATCGCTTACAGCTGTATCGCCCCGCACAAAGGAATCGTTTCCGTTTACATTGAGATCCACTTTTGCCCCATCGGACACGCCAATGGCGTCTTTTGTAAAGACTCCGCCGCCGAAATCATCGGCTTTTGTATCGATAAAGGAACCATCTCCCGTCAGATTGGCCAGTACAGTGGTTCCTTGCCCGCGCGCCTGAATTTCGCCCAGGATTTTCACCGTTCCTTTAGCGTTTTTATTAATGGTTACGTGGGTTCCTTCCCCTTGAGGACTGGTTCCGGCACTAATGCTTGCCCCCATACCCGGAGCGGTAATCGTTACATCGCCCCCTATGTTGGGATTAATATCAATATCACCGCCCACTCCTGTAACAGTACCCTTAATATCTACTTTTTTGGCTGCCAGGTTCACATTGAATCGATTGCCACCTGCCCCAGGGCCGGCCAAAATTGCACTATCTTGCCCTTCCAGAGTAATAGCGTCTGCTTTAATTGCAATACCATTCCCTATAGGATTAAACATGGACATCATGGAGTTGCCTATGGCAGGACGACGAAAGAAATCACTCCCATCATCTTCGGAAGAAATCTTGACCGTACTGCCTTCTCCTCCCAGTACAACAATACCTCCGCCATTATCCACCATTCCATATCCGCCAGTGGAGCGAATTTCTAAATTTTTAAAATCTTCAATGGTTACCGATCCAGTGCCTTCCGTAAATACACCGTCGTCATGGGAATCGATACGAATATTTCCGCTGGCCTCTATATGGGTTGTCCCATCAGAAATAACCCCTTTATCCGTCCACTGGTTTCCTGCAAAATCAGTATGAATTGTAATATTTTTTACCTTCACCTGAGCATCACGGATGGCGGCACCGTCTCCACGGGAATTATCCGTCCAGTTGATTACAAGATTCCGGTCAGGATGATCGTAAGATTTGAAATCACCTTTACTTGTATCCCCACGGCTTTCGCTGACCATTTGATTGGTCAATATATCCGTATTGGTTGCCGGATCATAAGCTGCATAAGTTGGAGTACCTATGCCCAACGAAAGAATACTGGTCATGGCCAAAGCGGCGACCACTCCTTTTCCCTTAGACGAACTTGGTTGATTCCTCCTGGCAATTTCAGAAACCACCACATAACAATTCTTTGTCCGACTCCAAACAACACGATAACCCTTATTCATCAATACGCCTCCTTTATAACTGATCTAAAAATACATTTTTGCCATTACCGATTTACAACAAACCTATCAACAAAAAATTTCGTTTTATTTAACAACAGAAGATGAGACCACCACATAAGTTACCCCTTCCGAATAAGGAGCCCAATCTCCTGGCTGGAAAACAAGAACCACCCCTTCTTTTTCCTTATCCAGATAAAAATTCCTGGTCATCTCTTTTGGAAAGAAGCCTTCTGTCAATTCAAGTTTTTTCCATTCCGAATTATACAGGGTCCCTTTTCCATCCTGAATGGCTTTTTTCATATCTGCTAAGGTTGTTACATTCGTAACTTCTGCCAGTGTTGCATTGCATTTTTTATTTTTATCATATACAAAGGCAGACACTTTCGTTTCCGGATTGGCCATGTACTTATTCATCCAGGTATTTTCATAGACACCGGAAATATACCGTTTTCCCTGATACGTTACAACATAAGAGGAAGTCGTCGTATAAGATATGGCCGAAACTTCTGCAGGCTGTGGCTGTTCTGCTGCAAAAGAAACCGGGGAAAAGCTGCCGTTGCAATGGCTAACGCTACTATCATTTTTTTCATTTTCTTTTCCTCCATTTTACTGAACATACCATTCACCAATCCATCATCCCATCAATAAAATGCTCAATCCGCTCATTCATACGTTGTTCATGGGTTTTATCTTTATTTTCTTTCGTCCGTTCCTTATTCCAGCAATCATTTCCATGACGCCTGCGGTCATGAAAATGGTAAGAATAGTATGGGACTTTGTCCTGATGAAAGAACGTTTCGTCGTTATACTTTCGGGCTGTTTTATTATATTTCTGGATGGCGTTTTTCCGCTGGATCAGCAGTTTTTCAATCTCCCTGTCAATGTTCTTTACATAGACATCCAAATCTGTTCGAAAAGCATCCATCTCGCCACGAGATGCCATGGCTGGTGTCAATGGTTCATTTCTACTGGTAAAAGGCTGCTGTGCAAACGCTGTACTGGCAGAGGCAACGGCACAAAACAGAGAAGCTGCAATAGATTGTCTTGCAAACAATTTCATGGGGTGTCTCTCCTTTTTCGTCATAGTAACCTAATTAAAAACTTTAAAAGACAGAATTATTTTACCATAAAGAAAAGCATCTGTCATTCTATTGGAACAACAGATGCTTTTATGCTTTTTATTGGCAAAAGTTATTTTTCAATATGGCTTCCGTACACATCCCGAAGCTGGTGATTCACCTTGTCATTCTTGTCATTTACCCGCACCCGTTCTATCTTATGCCGGTCGTTATCTTTACCGGAAATACGATCCACACGGAAACGTTCCACTTCCTGGACTTTGATGAGTTCTGGCTTAAATTCTTCCACGACCCGACTCATATTGCTATCATTCGGTGCTCCGTTTTGCAAAGCCCGATAAATAACCGTTGCGTATTCGTAACGAGTCATAGCACGATCGCCCTTAAATTCACCATCGGGATATCCTTCCAGATACCCTCTGTCGGCAAGAGATTTCACATAAGTGTAAGCCCAGTGATCTTTCGGTACATCTGGGAAATTCACATCATGAGAAGCTCCAGCCATTTTGCCACTCATGAATTTTTGAATGATCGCATCTTGCTTGGCTACAATCTTCTTTAATTCCAGCACATCCTTTGCCAGTGCCACACGGGAACGGCTTACATGGTTATGCTGTCCAAGTTTAAAGGTCACACCGGCATTTACCAGGTTCTCCCCTCCGCCAAAGCTGCCACCTACAGACAGCATGGTATCTTCATTGGGCCGGTAGAAGGCACCTACAGCTACTGCATGGGCATCTTTATAATTACCGTAACCTGCTGCAAAATCCCATTTATCATCCGGATCAAAATCTTGGGGATGAAGAGCCGCCAGTGCTGCAGCCCCTGCACCGACTCTATCTACCCGGTCACCTAATTTATTAAGATTGTTCCCCATGTTATTAACTCGATTATCCAAGTTACTGATGTTGTCTGCATTATTCTTTACTTGGCTGTCCAGGATAGACAAATTCTGTCCAGCTGTATTATCCGCCTTAACATAGGAGCCATCATTCGTTACATGCGTCTCATTGTACACAGTCCCACCAGTTACGATTCCGGTGTTTCCGTTTGCCACTTGTCCATCTGCCGTTACATTGATTTTATAGGTAGAACTTCCATCTGTATTTGAGGTTTCATCAATAGTCACATTATCACCAGCAGTTACGGTATTTCTCGTATCTACGCTACCAGCAATAGCAGACAAATCCACGGAGCCTGTTACGGCATTTCCCGCGGTATCGGTCACATTCATAGAAAGAGTATTACCGGACAGGCTGAGCCCATTAGCACTGGTTACTAACGTATCATTCCCATCAGAAGCTCCGGCAACGGCTTTTTTCAGCTGCGCCACATTGACAGCGTCAGTATCTGCCGTGCCCGCTGCTACACTGGTAATCTGACGAGTAACACCGTTTCCTACATCACCTACAGAAACGGCTGCTGATGTAGCCTTCCACGTAGAATTTGTCTCTGTCGAAGTAGCTCCCGTAGTCGGGTCATACCCCGCTGCTCCTTTATCTACCGTAGCATTAGACTTATAACCAAGAGCTACGCCACCTTCTTTATTGACTTTCGCATCATATCCAATAGAAGTAGTATTGGCCACAGAACGGGTATCTGCACTAGAAAGCCCACCGATAGCAATCGTATTATTTGCAGTCACGGCATGATCGTTACCCATAACAATGTTATTGGATGCATTAGTTACGGTATTTTTAAATCCGGATACATAATTCAACTTAGCAATATTACCAGCTGTACCTGTCACAGTATTATTGACACCGGTAATCTGTGTTTTCTGTGTATAATCAGCTTTGTTTCCTCCGCCGATAGCCATGGTAGAACCCCCGCCCTCAGCATCCTTTATAACCCCCATCAAGGTCCGCTGCAAAGCTTTTGGTGAATTACCGCTGCTGGTAGGTGCAGAAACAGTAGTTACAGAATTGGTGATTTCATTGCCTGCGCCAAAAATCAAAGCTCCATTGGCATTGAACTCCCTGTTTGCCACACCAACAATATTATTGCCTACTCCTGAATAGTTGGATGATGCTGTTTTGGATTCAATACTGTTTAAAGAACCTGTAATGGTCGCCCCGAAATTTTGAGAAGCATTAGAACGGAAACCACCACCATCATATGCCCCCGTAATAGCAGAATACGCTCCATTCACCACGCCAAACGCAGAATTATTGAAACTATTCACGCCAACGGTGGTCGCATTGACACTAACTTCATGGGAACGCATACTCGCTTCCGAACTAGTATCTACATTGGTGTCTGCAATATCACCTTTATAGTTATGAGTTCCCAACATGACACTGCCAGAGCGAGCATAGCTGTTTTGTCCAATGGCTATCCCGGTTACCACTTTAGTTGGATCCGCAGGAATAAAGGGGGATTGTAAGCCTAAAAAGCCAGATCCGGTAAAGGTCGTTTGATTAAAATTAAATCCTTGTTCCTGGGTGCCTGCCATATTCTCCGAAAATGCACCGGCACCAATGGCAATGCCCCCGCCCTGGCTGACATAGTTATTCGTACGGGCGCTGTTTCCAATTACCACATCACCTGTCGCGGCGCTAGCTCCATTGGAGTAGGAAATGGTCGCGTTTTTACCAATAGCCACGTTTTCTGCTTTTGGTGCATTACTACCAGTGCCAACAGCCACACCATTACCAGCGCCAACAACTATCGTAGCCCCTGCTACATTTACACCACTGCACAGCAAAACTACACAAAGCGCCACCATGTTTCTATGGGAATTTACGATGCTTTCACTATGTTTTGTACGATTTTTGGCTATCTCAGAGACGACAACATACGCATGTTTCACTTTACTCCAGATAACTCGATACACTTTATTCATGACAATCGTCCTTTCTCCTATAGGAATTATAAAATTTTCTTAATTCTAAGTATACCCCCC